TGGTGAACGTTGAGCGACCCTATCCGTTATTTTTCACTTCTGGTAATGAGTAACTTACATGCTGAAATCTGATGTGATCGAGTCTGCAATAGCAGAGATGGTAACAAAGCAAGGGCGAGATTTAGACGCTACTGACATGCTGGAGATACGCCGTAGGGTAGCAGGAGCGCTCGCCGCAAAGGAAAGGCACCGCCTGCGCATGGCAGCCCCGGAATATCGTTGGAGTAAGCCTGCACCTCGCAGATAGCAATCCGCACACCTAAGAACAGTTAACGGACTAGATTCTCACTACCTTTAAAATAAAATCTTTATATATCAATAACATTACCATTGTTATTGAATCAGTGCGCCTGATTACCAGACGATACTCGATACCCTGACAAGCTATTTCCAGCAGATTTACGGCAGTGACGCTTATCTGGAGCCGGACAGCAAAGACGGCCAGATGGTGGCGCTGGTGGCGCTGGCTATTCACGATGCCAATAACACGGCCATTACTGTTTACAACTGCTTCTCACCTGCTACGGGTTACGGCGCAGCGCTGACCAGTAACGTGAAAATTAACGGTATCGCGCGCAAAGGTGCGACGAACTCCACCGTTGATCTGCTGCTCACCGGCACCGCAGGGACAACCATCACGAACGGTACCGTGAAAGACACTAATAACGTGATCTGGCGTCTTCCTGCCTCAGTAGTGATTGGCGTTGATGGTACGGTGACGGCCACTGCCACCTGCTCAAACAGCGGCGCGGTCGCCGCGCTGGCGGGGACAATTACTACCATCAACTCGCCGACCCGAGGCTGGACATCGGTAACCAACCCGGCGGCGGCCACCGTAGGCGCGCCGGCAGAAACCGACGCAGAGCTGCGCATCAGGCAGGGGCAGAGCGTCGCGCTACCCTCTATCACGCCATTTGAGGGCGTTGACGGTGCGATTGCTAACGTTGCTGGCGTGACACGTCACAAGCTCTACGAGAATGATACTGGCGCTACCGATAGTAACGGGCTGCCGCCTCATTCCATCTCAGCCATCGTGGACGGCGGGGACGTGACCGACATTGCCCAGACTATCCGGGGTAATAAAGGGCAGGGAACGGCAACTTACGGTACGACTTCTGTCACGGTACCCGACACCTACGGCAATCCACACGTGATCAGTTTTTCGCGTTCGACTGATGTTCCGATTTACGGGCATATCACACTGAAAGCCTTTACGGGTTACACGTCGCAAATTGGCGTACAGATTCAGCAGGCCGTCGCGGATTACATCAACGGGCTGACGATCGGTGATTCTGTTCTGCTGAGCCGCATTTACTCCCCAGCGAACCTCGGCGTGGTGAGTGGTGGTAGTGCACGCTATTACGACATTCAGGAGCTACTGATTGGAAAATCTGCCGGAACGGTAGCGGCGGGGAATATCAATATCGCATACAACGAATCAGCGTCCTGTAAACCGGAAAATATTGTTCTAACGGTGACGTCATGAGTAAGTACACAGACTTAATCACCAACTACCACGCCACCAGACCGAAATACTTTGATCACATCGACCTGAGCACCCGGCCGCTGATTGACATCACATCAGCCACACGGGGGCTGGTTAGCGCGTTTGACATTGATACGGCGGTAGGCGTCCAGCTTGATACCCTCGGACTCTGGATCGGACGTAGCCGTATAGTCAGCCAGCCTATTACGGGTGTCTATTTCAGCTGGGACACCGACGGGCTCGGATATGACCAGGGCGTCTGGCAAGGGCCGTATGATCCGGATTCAGGCTATACGTCGCTGAGCGATGACACCTACCGCATCATTCTGAAAGCAAAAATCGCTATCAACAATTGGGACGGCCGCAACGACTCGCTGCCACCCATTCTTGACGCTGCGACAGCAGGCTCTGGCCTGAAAATGCAGATCGTCGACAACCAGGACATGACGATTTCGGTCTGGGTATTTCCCGAGACAGATATTGCTGATGTGTCCCTCGAGCTGATCGCCGCGATTAAACAGGGCTATCTGACAGTAAAAGCTGCCGGCGTATGGGCCGGTGATGTTGAAACGCCTTCGATAGAAACACCGTCCGAGGGCTCAAAATTCTTTGGGTTTGATTTGGAAAACGAATACATCGGCGGGTTCGATGTTGGAGCATGGGGGAAATTACTTTAATGGCTACAAATAACTTTAAACCTTTCGCTACGGGTGCGGGCGCAAACGTCATGTCGCAAGCAGACTGGGAAGCCTTAACTGCACTGCTTACAGGATTTCAGTCCGGTAAAGCTGCGAGTGCGCAGGTGAATAAAGCCCTTCGTCAGGGAACAGTGATGGCAAGCGTTATCGGACAGTTCATCGCAGACAGTACCGGGCAGGACGTTCTTGATAACGGAAACACGTCAGTGCTTCTGACTAATTTTCTCAATGCCCTGAAAGCCAATACAAACGGGCGCCTGCTAAATGTGCGAACTTTCACTGCGAGCGGAACGTATACGCCAACAACCGGAACCAAGAAAATCAGGGTTCGCCTAGTTGGTGGTGGTGGGGCCGGAGGTGGTGCAGCCGCATCAACATCACCCGGAACGTTAGCTGCAGGTCATGGCGGTTCTGCGGGAACCTATGGTGAAACGGGTCTGATTGATGTCAGTTCAGTATCTTCAGTGGTAGTAACCGTTGGATCAGCGGGAACCAGTTCGGCGGGAGGTAATGGAACATCTGGCGGGGCGTCTTCATTCGGATCCTATATTTCAGCGCCGGGTGGTGCGGGAGGAAACTATGGCGCATCGGGGACGGCCACATTCAGTCTGGTACCCGATTTAAATCAAACAGGTGGCTGTAGTGGTTCCAGCGTCTTGCTGAATGTTCCGGGCGAAGGTGGTTGGGGGCAAATGTCTTTTGCGACGGGTACTGCCGGTGGTACCACGACGACTTCTTCTGCAAAAGGTGGGCGTGGGGGAAACTCAGTGCTCGGCGGCGGTGGATACGCACTCACAAACAATTCCGTGCCGGGTTCTGGAACAGGGTATGGTGCCGGTGGGGCAGGCGCGGCGACAACATACATTAATGGTACTTCGGCAGTAGCCGGTGGTGCAGGTTCTTCAGGTATTGTCATTATTGAGGAGTATGCATGATGCCTACTTATGCACTGATTACGGATGGGCAGGTTGTAAATACTGTTCTGTGGGATGGTAAGGGGGATATTTTCGAGGGGTATGAAACTGTAAATATCGACGGAATGGACGTGGGTATCGGCTGGACATATGACGGCAAAATATTTACTGCCCCTGTTGAACCACCACAACCAGAACCGACTCATGATGAACTGGTTCAGCAAGCCGAACTCCAGAAGCAAACCCAGATTAGCCAGGCGAATGAATACATCGACAGTAAGCAATGGCCGTCAAAACTGGCACTCGGTCGCCTGAGTGATGCTGATAAAGCACTTTTCAATCAATGGCTGGATTATCTGGATGCACTGGAGGCTGTAGATACTTCGGAAGCGCCGGATATCACCTGGCCCTCCGAACCGGAGGTTTAAATGTCACAAAACTGGATGCGTCACTTTGAATTACAGCTCGTGGACGACAACGGGCAGGGCATTGAGCTCAGCGATTTTAAAGTAACCTTCACGATCGACTGGTTCAATATCAGCAGCGCGTCACGGGTGGGTACGTTCAAAATCTACAACCTGTCAGCTGATACGGTAAACCGCATTACCGGGCAGGAATTTTCGAAAGTGCGGCTGATTGCCGGTTACGACGGTATCGCGCCGGAGGTGTCGGCCAGCGATGTCGGAACCGTGCGCGAAGTCGACGCGGCGGACGTGGGCCAGAGTGATGGCCGGAACTACGGGCTGATTTTCAGCGGCGAAATTCGTTACTCGGTCACAGGAAAAGACAGCCCCATTGATTCATACGTCCTGATTCAGGCAGCTGATACGGATCTGGCGTTTGCTACCAGCATCACCTCGCAGACATTGGCGGCCGGCTACACGACAGAAGACATGTTCAATCTTTTAATGAAAGACTTTGAGGCCAAAGGCGCAACTGTCGGTCGCACTCCAGTATTCCCCCCTACTGTGTTCCCTCGTGGCCGCGCACTGTTTGGCATGACCAGACACCTTATGGACAACGTGGCCGCACAATGCGGAGCAACCTGGCAGTTCGTGGACGGACAGCTAAATATGCTGCCAGAAGGTGAGTATATGCACGACGCGATTGTGCTAAACAGTGCCACCGGACTGATCGGGATGCCGCAGCAGACTATCGGCAACGGCGTGAACGTTCGCGCACTGATTAACCCGAATATTCGAATTAACGGGCTCATTCAGCTGGATCAGGCTTCCGTGTATCGCACCGCGCTGTCAAACAACGATATCGCTATGGCTGGTGGGCAGATCACCGACCAGAACACGGACGGAAATATCACGCTCAGCGGCACCACGGCGCAGCCTGCCAGCATCGCAACAGATGGCGTTTATGTTGTGAAAGGCATTATGTACACTGGCGACACAAGGGGTCAGGCGTGGTACATGGATATGATGTGCGAAGCGCGTGGCGCGGCGGATCTTAATTCAAAATCTTATTTCGATAAAACGAGTGGCTAATGATAACTCCATTAAAAACATTCTGCGCATCTGCAATATTTTTATCTTTATCAGCTAACGCTGCTTTCTTATGTGGAGGCTGGAAACTAACGGGTAATGATGATGGCTGGGTTAGGGTAAATGGTGAGAAGGTAACTTCCCAAAAAGTTAAAGAATTAGGCGCGAAAGGTGATGGTGCTAACACTGTTTGGAATATGGGCCTGATGCCAGCGCGTGACGGGAACAATTACGGCTTTGAGTTCGTTAAGCGCAACGGTAAATCCTTCCTGAACGTCCAGCTGCTGCAGAACAGCATGGACGCGCCGAGAATCATCGGCTCTTTCCCGTGTAAAAAAGTTCCTGATTAAAGCAGAGATTTAGCGGCATATTAGTAACATCCTCATGTTAACAAAATGTTTCTATTTAGGCGGCAGGCATGAACACCCATGTACACTTATGAAGGGTTGTGAATACTGGTGTTCATGCTTTATCTATATGAATAATATGATTATTGTCGCGAATATGAATACCATGAACACCTTGAGAGCAAGTTCTCTAAAACACGCCCTAAACGCAATATTTAAGGTATAAGAACCATTCTTATAGCTCAAAAAGGAATATGAATTAACAATTCATTATCATTTTGGTTTGGCGGCATTTATAAGCTTTTACGCACAGAAAATAACCATCTCGTTAGCCGTATTAAATGTCAGACGTGAGGAACGGTAACTTAAAATGAAAAATAGCGTTACTAATGTAAACCCCTGCTCTGATATGCAGGAAATTGAAAGTTTACCTGCATACAGGCAAGCGCTGGCCGATGAAGCTGTAAGTAATAATGTGTCTGCTGTAGAACGTATACGGGCAAGGTTAGCGCTTCTGGAGAGCTATATTCCTGATTCGCCTGTACCACAAGACGAGGTGTCCGCATTTCGTGGCCGCATCGCCGGATTACTCGGGGAACTGAAGGAGGGCGGTAAACGAGGCACTGTACTGATGCATGCGCACCGAAAATTACGCGATTTAGAGGATCGGATTTACATACCTATACGCCAGACGGCCGCTGCAGAGTTTGACCAGATGCGGCGGGAAAAACCGGACATGGAGGGCGATGTATTGCTGAAAACTCTTGTGGGCGCTGAAATTGGCGAATATCAGGCGAGAAACCCGGAGGCGTCAAAAATAGCCACGCTGGCCGCGATTATGAGGTCATCACCCCGTGCGGATATTCTCATCAACATGATCCGCCAGCGAAACGATAAGCATCCGGCAGCAGTGTTTAGCTGGTGTCCTCTGGAATTACCTTTGCAGGGTGTGTAGGGGGAAACATGGCATCTATCCGTGAGATTGGCGCCGGAAAGCGCCTGCGTTATGTCGTTAACTGGCTGGATAAAGAAACCCGCACCGGGCGACGCAATACCTTTCACAGCATCGACGATGCGGCGGCGCTGCTGTATCAACTGGAAGTGGCAGCCCTTGACTGGCGAACGGCAGACAATGCGGAGGCGGTAAAACGCTGGACGCTGCAGAAACTGTCCTGGTTCTGGCTGGGATATCAGCGTGATAGGCTGAACCGGAACAGGATCAGGGCAACCAGTTACGACCGCTACCGCTATTGCCTGCTAAACCTTCCGTCTGACCTGCTGAATAAAAACCTGAATAAAATCACTTCACGCCAGCTTAGCGAGCGGCTTAACCGACAGTCGCTGGTGTACATCGGCGCGGCTTTTGCTTATCTCATGCGTTCCGGGATGATTGCGCATAATCCGGTTCGCCAGAGCCGATCTCCGGCAGACAGGCCGTGGCAAATCCCGGATGAAGATACCGTGTTAGCCATGCTGGATCGCGCAGAGCGGCGCGAAAGGATTGCTATCTGGCTGGGCGCGGCTTGCGGCCTGCGTATCAGCGAAGTGCTGGCGTTAACCTATCGGGATGTGAGCGCTGACGAAATACAGGTTCGCTGCCATCTGACTTCACGCGGGATTATCCGGGGCAGAAAGCGCGGCAGGGGCCGTTCCGTCGATATGCCGGTTGGCCTGTATGAGTGCCTCGATAAAACGCTGCTGGGAACGGATACACCGCTGATTGCCGGAAGCAACGGACAGAGGCTGAGCCTGAACTACAGCACATCCGGCGTGATGAAACGCCTGCTCTCTGAATTCGGGATAGCGCGCTTTCATGACCTGAGGCATTTTGCGGTGTCCAGCCTGGTAAAAAACGGCGTTGATATTCTTGACGTGTCGGACATGGTGGGCCACTCCCGGCCGTCTGTGACGTTGAATATTTACGGGCATCTTTTCCGCGAAAAACCGTCACTCAAGAACGCTCTGAGAGGAGGGGTAAGGAGAATATAGTAAACTCCTTACTTTCCCGGTGTGATGCGGGTTCATCGACTGTAAGCGACGATCCAGCCATTTTTGGATAATACCGCACTTTTTCACGCTTTCCGGACGGGTGAGCAACAAAATGCGGAGAAATGAGGAATGACGCGGCCTGTAGCCCGACAAAGTGCGGCATATCACATGAGCTCAGGCCGCATTCTACCGTTATCGATACGCCGCGGACTTTTTGAGGGTTCGTGAGCACGTCCCGTTTTTTGCCGATGGTAGACAGAGTGAGGAAAAATGAACGTTTTAGCAGCCGCTGAAAATGGCTTCCGGTTTAAGGGGATCTGGTGGACGGAGGAGACCTTTACTGACGTATTGCGCGACGTGCTGAACCTGCACCGTGCTATGAGCAATCACCGGGTGGCTTTTCATTTTGGTGTTTCTGAAAAAGCCGTCAGGAAATTGAGAGCACGCAGCGATACCGCCAATGGGGCGATACTGCGCCTGATCGAAGAAGCGAAACTCAGCAGGAGCAGGCCAGCACAGTATCGTGAACGCAACTGGTACAACAATTACCCGGAAGACATCGAGGCCAGAAAAATACTGATAGCCGCAGAGGAGGAAAGGGAAAGGCAGCGGGTGGTTCGACATGAGCAGCGAAAGCAGAGAACGCGCCGGGTTACGGATGGTGCTCTACGTCTTGAGCGGATTAGAGCGCAGCGGCGTGAGGCGGTACAATGCTGTAAACGGTCAGGATTAACTCAGGTGCTGGCTGCAGATAGCCTGTCATGTTCGCTAAGTACTGTCCGGCGGTACTGGTTAACGTTGAGCGACCCTATCCG